AGCTCCTGCAGCTCCTGCGGCGCCAGCCCCCGTGGCCGACGTTGTAGATGCGGACGATTTTACGTTCTAACAAAAGTTACAACCGCGCCCGCTTCGGCGGGCGTGGCAACATAAAAGCGGGGAAAACAGATGAGCGTAAACTATTTTGAAAAGGTACGGGAAAGCGTCGTTTCTGACATTACCATGGCGCCGAAGGGGCGCCGTAACGAGGCGTTAAACCTCGCGGCATATGCGCTGGGTCGGCACGCGCACATGGACGCCGCCAACATCGATAGCAGCGTCATAGACTTGCACACAGCCGCCAAGGCAATCGGGCTGCCGGATCAAGAGATAAAGGCAACCATTGGCAGCGGGTTTAAGCGCGGTAGCGAAAACCCCAAGCAGTTGGATGGCGACGATGCCGTGCCGTTTCAAGCGTCAGAGATGGATCGCCTGATCGCTAGACTGGCCAGCAAGGAGCTTCTGATCCGAGACGAGGAAACGCGCGCCGAGAAAATCGCAAAGGCGCAAGAGGCGTGGGAGCGCAGCGTGCCGATATCTCGGGAGAATAAAGACGCCGTGCGACCGGCGTTGCTGTATTTGAACAATCGCGGGATGCGCGCAGGCACAGCGGCTGGGGTCGCTCGGTATTCGCCTAGCATTTATGGCGGGCCAGCGATTATGTTTCCCGCCACTAACGAGCAGGGCGAGCTGTGCGGCGTGCAGTCGGTGCTGCTTACAGAGGATGGCCAGAAGCGCGAGCATAACGGCATCAACAAATATTCCCGTGGCAGCCTTGTCGGCAATGCCATGCGGATCGGCGATCAGCATGAAGGCGGCGCGATCATATTGGTCGAGGGGCCAGAGGATGCGCTGAGCGTCAGGCAGGCTATCGCAGATCATGCGGACGCAGCAATCGTCTGCACTTTTGGCAAGGCCGGCATGAAGACGTTTAACGCGCCAAGAGCCAGCGACGTCACGATCTGCGCAGACCCTGATCTTGACGTGGAGGCGGTCGCAGACGTGCTGCGCGGCGACGGCAGCACCGACGTTCACGTCGTGCGCTTCGACGCGCTGGGCGTGGAAAACGTAAAGGATGCCAACGACTACCTGCAGGAAGCGGGCGCGGAGAAGCTGCGCGAGGCGCTGGCGCTGGCAAAGCCGGTCGAGGAGGTGAAGCAGGAGCGCATCGCAAGCGAGCGCCAGTGGCCGACGCCATATGAGCCCGTAGATCCGGCATCCATACCGGCGCGTCGGTGGATTTACGGCCAGCATTACATTCGCAGCAATGTAAGCGTGCTGGCCTCTGCGGGCGGCGTTGGCAAAACGTCATTGCAAATTTTGGAAAGTCTATGCATCACGACGGGCAAGCCGCTGCTTGGCGAGGCGGTGCATGAGCGGTGCAACGTCTGGGTCATCAATCTGGAAGACCCGCTGGAGGAAATGCAGCGCAGATATGCGGCGACGATGCTGCACTATGGCATCGCGGCGGAAGAGGTGCGGGGGCGCCTGTTCCTTGACGCCGGCAGAAGCCTCAACATGGTCTTCGCTAATCAGGGCCGCGAGGGCACCGAGGTGAACGACGAGATGCTCGATTACATGGCCAAGATGATCAAGCAGAACAATATCGGCGTCATGTTTATCGACCCGTGGGTCGGCGCCAATATGATAAACGAAAATGACAACGTGGCCATGAACGCGGCGGTCAGCGCCGTGCGCAGCGTCTGCGACGAGACAGATTGCGCCGCTGGTCTGGTGCATCACATCCGCAAAGGCAACGGCGACGAGGCAACCGTGGATAGCGTCAGGGGCGCGGGGTCGCTGATCGGGGCGGCGCGTGCGGCGCGGGTCATTAACAAGATCAGCGCCGAAGACGCGCAGAAGCTGGGCGTGTCGGAGGATGAGAGCCTCGGCATATTCCGCGTGGATGACGGCAAGGCAAACTTGGCACCGCCAGCCGCAAAGGCGGTATACCGGCGCATGGTGGGCGTGCAATTGCCAAACATGGAATATGTCGGCGTGGCCACCGAGTTTACGCTGCCGGATCTATTCGAGGGCATCACGGCGCGGCACACGATGGCCGTGCAGCGCGTGGTGGGTGAGGCGGAGGCCAACAGCGAGCCGCTGCGTGAAAGCGCGCAGGCAAAGGCGTGGGTGGGCCACGCTGTGGCGCAGGTGCTGGATCTCGACATGGAAAAGAAAAACGAAAAGGCGAAGGTGCGCGACGTCATCAAGAAATGGCTGTCGTCGGGCGTGCTGCGCAAGGCAATGGCGCACAGCAATCGTGACGGCAGGGAAGTGCCGTGCATTGTGGTGGGTGAATGGATAACAGGAGAGGAGGCTGGAATATGAACAGGCCAATATATGAAAGTAACGCAGACCGTCAAAACGAACAGGCGATGGCAGATTTTATCGCCGCAAGGTACAAGCTGACGATGCACAAGATGCCGATGAAGCTTTACATTGATTACATCGGGATTTTAGACGGCAAGGCCAAGGCGTTCTTTGAGATGCGTCAGAGAAACAATGCCATGCACCAATACCCGACGTTTATGATTGGGATGCATAAGGTGCAGTCGGCGTATAACCTAGCAGCCGTGACGGGACTGCCGTGCATGTTGATCGTGCAGTGGACTGACCATCTGGGCATGTGCAAGCTGCCACCGCCAGAGCGAGCAAACCTATACTGGGATTGGGGCGGCTCTGATCGGCGTGAAGACGAGCAGGATTGGGAGCCAATGGCATACTGGGACATTTCAGTGTTCAAGGTGCTGAAGTGATGGGTCGTAATATCGCTACCGCACTTACCGCACTTGCGGTGCGGCGGGGTTCGGTAGGTGCGGTAAATAATGCTCAAAACCTTCCGCCGCACCTCTTGCATATATATATGCAAAGTGCGGAGAGGGGTGCGGGCGTATTTATTCTGGGTGCGGTGAAAGGTGCGGGAGGGCATGGTCATGGCTGTTAAGAAGGGGCGTCGGCCCACAGCTAAGCAAATAGCGTCGAAGGGGACGTTCACGGTTGGTGAAAGGACGGAGCCGATACCGGCGTCGGTCTGGGGTCAGCTTGAGCCGCTGGATCGGGTGGCGCGGGAAATGACGGAGCGGTGGGGCGATACACTGCCGTCTCTGGTCACGCCTGAGCTGGCAGGTAAGTTCGAGGCAGCATATGAGGCGCTCAAGCAGGCAGTGGTCGATAAGGATGCCGTGCGGACAAATAAAATTGCCACGCAGCTTATGGTTGGCTGGCAGCGCATGGAGGAGCAGGCGACGCAGGCGGGGCATAAGCCGCTGTCGCCTCACGCTTGGTGTGTGGAGGTAGATGACGGGCAGATCGTGTGCTTCGCAAGGCAGGGATGCGCTGAGCTGCGGAAGAAGCATCCGCAGTGGGTGGTCTACTCGTTCGAGGATGCGGCGTGTATACTGAAGCAGCATTTTAGCGAGGCGTTCCTGCAGAAGGCGTTTGAGACGTTTCCCAACGCGAAGGTGACGCGTGTGGTGGATGAAAGTGGCAACGGAAACATAGAGGATGATATTCCATGGTAACGAGGGAAGACGTGTTACGCACAGCCGGTGAGCTTATCACGGGCGACAGGCAGGCGACCTACGGGTCGGCGAAGGACAGCCACGCGAGGATCGCTGGCATGTGGTCGGCGTATCTTGGCGTGCCCGTGACTGAGGTGGACGTGGCGGCAATGATGGTGCTGCTCAAGGTATCGCGTTCGCGCTCAAGCGAGCTGGCGGACAATTGGGTGGACGTGTGCGGGTACGCGGCTATCGCGGGCGAACTGGAGGCTGGCGATGGGTGAGATTGGCAAGGCGAAGATCGCAGCGATCAATGCGGTTGGCGAAGACGCGCTGTTCGAGAGGATGGCGCGCGGTGAAACCGTGTCTACGATCATTGGCGAGCTGGATGTAGGCTGGAAGCTGTGGCACAAGTGGCTCGACGCTGAGCGTGGGCGTAAGGATCGCTACAGAGCGGCGCAGGAAGCCGCTGGGCATTTCTTCGCGTCACGCGCGGTTGATACGGCGCAGAAGGCAGATCCTGCGACAGTGAACGTGTCGCGCCTGCAGGTGGACACGGACAAGTGGATCGCGTCGAAGCTGAACCAGCAATACGACGTGCGCCAGAAGGATATCGCGATCAACATCAGCGTTAACGACTTGCACGCGCAAGCGGCGGAGTTGCTCGGCGATCTGGACGACGTCGAGGACGCTGAGATCGTGGACGAGGATGGCGATTAATGGCGATTTTGGGCACCGATGCAGAGACGCGAACGCGCGCGTGCGGATACATTAACCTGACTAAACGGTCAAGATTAGGGCGAATTTACGCCGGAAACGATGGCAACGATACAACTTTAAATAGTTGTAAAACGCTAACATGCTGATATTGCTACATAATAAATTTAACATAATAACGATTATCAGACTCCAGCCGTTTTCGGGGCTATATCCTGACCGGATGGTCAGGTTTGACCCCCCCCTCTTTCGGCGCGGCGGGGTGCAATTGCAATGACCCCCCCACGCATCCCCGCCATACCCCCCACCCCTTCACGTTTCCCGAAAAATAGGAGCCACGCGAAAAAATGACCAGCACCCCCACCCCCAGCGATAACCCGTTTCTGGCGCTTATGCGTCGCTATCGTGATGACCCTGTGCGCTTTGCCGAGGAGGTCATTGGCATCGAGCCCGACGAGTGGCAGGTTGAGCTGCTTGACGCCGTCTCAGCGCCTGCCATACGCCGCGTGAGCGTGCGCAGCGGCCACGGCGTTGGCAAAAGTACTGGCGTTGCCATGGCTGCCCTGTGGCACGTTTTGATGCGCGTGCCGAGCAAGACGGTTGTCACGGCGCCCACCAGCGCGCAGCTATTTGACGCGCTGTTCGCTGAGATGAAGGCATTGGCCAAGAGGCTGAAGCCGCCGTTTGACAGTTTGCTGGAGGTCAAGTCTGATCGGATTGAGTTGAAGAGCCACCCCGAAAGCACGTTTATAAGTTGCAGGACGTCACGGGCGGAGCAGCCCGAGGCCCTCGCCGGCGTTCACAGCCCCTCTGTGCTGCTTCTGGCTGACGAGGCCAGCGGGATACCCGAGGCGGTGTTTGAGGCTGCCAGTGGGTCGATGTCGGGCCACACGGCGACGACGGTGCTGACGGGAAACCCCACGCGTAACACGGGGTTCTTCTACGAGACGCACAACCGGCTGCGCGATGACTGGCACACGATGCATGTTTCCTGCGTTGATAGCCCGCGCGTCAGCGATGACTTTGTGGAGGATATGCAGCGCCGCTACGGAATCGATAGCCCCGCTTATCATGTGCGCGTCCTTGGCAATTTCCCGCCGTCCGAGGAGGACACGGTGATACCTGTCTCGCTGATCGAGGCTGCCATGGCCAGCGACGTGCGTGTGCATGAGAACACGGCGAGCATCTGGGGATTGGATGTTGCGCGTCAGGGCGGCGATGCGTCTGTCTTGGCTAAGCGTCAGGGGCCGGTGGTGCATCCGCTGAGCGTGTGGCGCAATCTCGATTTGATGCAGCTCACGGGCGCCGTGAAGGCGGAATATGACGCGCTGCCGGTTGACAAGCGCCCGCAGGAGATCATCGTGGATAGCAACGGGTTCGGCGCCGGCGTGTTGGATCGGCTGCGCGAGATCGGCCTGCCGGCGCGTGGCTTGAACGTGTCGGAGCGCGCTGCGGCGAACCAGACATATGTGAACCTGCGCGCTGAGCTGTGGTTCAAGGCGAAGGCGTGGCTGGAGGGTATGGATGTTAAGCTGCCGCGTGACGACGCGTTATATGCTGAGCTGGCTGCGCCGCGATATCACTTCACGTCGAGCGGTAAGATGCAGGTCGAGAGCAAGGACAGCATGAAGAAGCGGCGCGTTGCCTCACCGGATCGCGCCGACGCCGTGTGCCTGTCTTTGGCGACAGACCACACGGCGATGCATTTTGGTTCTAAGGTTGGAGGGTGGGGCGCGCCCCTTCGCAGGGGCATACGCGGGGTCGTTTAGGCTTTGTGCCAGTAGCCGTAGACCATTTTGCCGGAGCTGTCGAAGGTGTCATGCGGCTGGCCGTCGATGACGGCGACGAAGTGGCGAGACTGCCGCGCGATGACGTTTCCTGCTGGCATGTCTGAGCAGCGCGCCTTGCGCCCGTCAAACTTTGGCGCTGAGTGCCAGACCCAACCGTAGCGCGCCAGCACTTTGTCAAAGTCTGACTTCATAATGCCACGGCGCATCGACTTGGCGCGTCCAGCGTCTTTGTTGGCTTGGGCCAGCTCCTTATAGCAGGCGTCGTAATCGAGGCCCAGCGCGATGGCCATTGCACGCACGCCGCAATCTCCGGCGCTGCCCTTGCGGCCTGACGCTGCGCGACCGCCGTCGTTGCGTGTGTATGGTGACGCGGTGTCGACCCAATCGTCGTCATCGCTGAAGTCATCGTTTTCGTCGTAGCAATGCAAAGCAAAGCCAGATGATGGCATTTCGTTTAAGTAGGTGATGAGTTCGTTGATAGTCATGTTGCCCTCCCGAGCGTTGCGGAGCCGCAGCCCCTGTTGATTTATACCTGACGTTAACATTTTGTTAACATAGATGCAACCCCCTAAATGCAGCTATTTGCATTTTCTTTTAAAAAAGTTTACCTTGGTCTTGCTCAGAGTGGTTTCGACGTCCACGTCTGCACCTCAAGCGGGTTTTCCTCCCTGTGCCCGCGCAACTTGAACCCCGCGAACGCCCTCCCAGCGCGCGGGGTTTCTTTTTGGCGTTTTAATGGTATTATGTAGCGAGTTATTATGGAGATTTTTATGCCAAATGTAGGTGGGAAAACGTACCCGTACACAGCCGCAGGCAAGAAAGCCGCCGCCGCTGCGATGAAAAAGAAAAAGAAGTCGAAGCAGTACGGCACGACGACAAAGCGGACGATGCCCGCCCGTAAGAAGTAATGTGGACGGCGCTGCTTTTGCTTTGCAGCGTCGAGCGTGGCTGCTTTGCGTTTGGCAGCCCCGTGATGCAGAGCGAGAGCCAGTGCATACAGTCCATACCGAGCGGGCTCGAATACGCGCGGCAGATGTTCCCTGCATACCGCGCAATGGATTATCAGTGCGTCCAGTGGGGCGAAGGAGCGTAGATGGCGACGGCGAAGAAGACCAACCCGAAGCTATGGGAAAAGTCAAAGGCGCGAGCTAAGGCGAAGATGGGCGGGCACAGTGCGCGTGCTATGCAGCTCGCCACAAAGTATTACAAGGAAGCCGGCGGCGGTTATTCTGGCTCAAAGAGCAGCAGCAACAGCTTGTCAAAGTGGAGCAAGCAGGATTGGGGATATACGGGCGAAAAGAAGAAAAGCCGTTATCTGCCCAAATCAGCACGCAAAAGCCTGTCCGCCGGCGAGAAGGCAGCCGGATCTCGCGCCAAGAATAAGGCGACCAGCTCCGGCAAGAAGCGCGCGTCCTACACGGCTGCAGAAAAACGCGCAGTGAAGAGGGCGTAATGGCGACGAAGCGCAAATCAGGCCCAAGCTTATCTGTTGGGCGCGGCGAGAAGCTTTCGGTGAAGCGTGGCGGCGGTTTGACCGCCAAGGGGCGCGCGAAGTATAACAAGGCGACCGGCAGCAAGTTAAAAGCGCCGGCGCCAAACCCCAAAACGAAATCAGAGAAAGCGCGTAAAAAGTCGTTCTGCGCCCGCTCACGCGGCTGGACGGGTGAACGCGGCAAGGCAGCACGCAGAAGGTGGAAGTGTTAAGATGAATACGATGGAGCTAAGAGCAGAATATGCCCGTCGCACTGGCGACGATAAAAACGCCTTCGCCATGCGCCAAGACGGGCCGGAGGGGTTTCTGTACTCCGATGCTACGATTGCGCGCGCTCTTGACGAGTTTTCACGCCTTTACGGCGATCCATACACCGCTGACGCCAATCAGGCGGTGGCAGCGCAATTATTTGAGGGAATGGGCCCGCGTGTCGGCGCATCCCTGTCGCAATCGGCTTCTATGATGCCCACGCCGCAAAAATCTGCCATGCGGTCGCGCGGTTTGTTTGACGACGCCATGGAGCTGGCGAGGCAGGAAGATTACGGCCAATCCGCCAAATTTGGCGCGCGCGCTGTCGGAGAGGCATTGCTCGGAGATCAGCGCAGTCGTATAGGCGGCATGACCGGCGTCATGTCAGGTTTACTTGATTATTTTAGGAACAGAAAATGAGCATACTTGACGATATCATCAGAGCGGCAATGCGCGGCAGATACCCAGAAGTGATGCCGCCTGTTCTCAAGTTTGATAAGAAAAAAGGCAAAGAATATCTCGCTAAGGAGCTTGGCCCAGAAGCAAAGCAGGTAAAGAAAGCCCGCGATGCTGCGGTCAAACGGGTTAACGCCGGTGACTATGACCCGTATTTTGATGTTTCCGAGAGGTTTCCGGTCAATAGGCAAAACTACCCAATTGCTTCGCAGCCAAATCAAACGCTGCAGGTTTTGCCTGCTAAGCAGGAAACCATTGAAAAGTATAGAGAAATTTACAACAACCCAGAAAGCAAAAAGCGGCTGCAGGAGGCGTATCTAAAAGGATTGGATATCCCCGAGACGCAAGGCTGGTATTTTATGGGCCAGCTCGAAAAAGAGTTTATCGATGAATATGGCCCAGAGCAGGGTCGTAAGATGTTTACGGCGATGTTCGCTGACCCGATGGCGGCATGGACTGGCGGCGCAGATCCAACGGCAAACCTGCTTATGGCCACATATGACAATTTCAGAAAGGTGCAGGGCGCAAACCTGCCGGAAAAAGCTTTTGACTTTCCATATCCTATTGGCGGCAGGTTTTTGGGAACAAATGCCGCTCAAGCCAGAAAGGTTGAGGCTGCCGGAGAGATAAACCCCAAAACCAACCCAAAGCGGTTTAATTTCTCAACAAATTTTCAAGGCGCCGCTGACCGAGCCACCATGGACGAGCAGATGATGACAATGGGATACGGCATGAACGTGCCAACCCCTAACACATATGGGGCCGTTGAAGAGGTGGCTGTGGAGCTAGCCGACAAAAACCGCACTACCCCTATGGGGTTTCAAGAGGTTGCATGGCATGGCGGATCAGGAAAAATCGGAAAGCCGATGATCCAGTTTGTAAACGAAGCCATTGAGCGCACAAGCTCAGTCACGGGCATGAAGCCGCAAGACGTCGTGAAAGGCATGGTGCGTGGGTCAATCCCCATATTTGGGCTGGGAGCTGCGGGGATGGTACAGCAAAATCAGAACCAATCCGACATATTGAATTATTTTCAAGACAGGGGCATCCAATGATCACGTTGACGTATGAAATGAAAATGAACGATTTTGGCATGTCTTTATTTAAGGATGACCCGTCTTTTGACATAGAAATCATCAGTAAGGTCGAAGACGGATCATTCGAGGGTGGATATCACGTTAAACTTACAGAAGAGCGGGATGAAGATGCAGAATAGGTACTACACGCAGCCGGACGGTTCTGTTGTCATCCAAGACGCTGTGACAGGAAAGGTAACCGTTACCAACCCGCCAGCGCGTCTTTCCGCTGCGCCGGCTGAAGGGTTTATTGGCCGCGCACGTCAGGGTTTAACGTCTGGCTTGCAAAGAACGGGGCTTTCGCCTTACATGGCGCGCCGCACCAGCGAAGGGATCTTAGGCAGGCCATTTGCGCGGCCACAATCGGAGCTTCCATTTTTAGAAACGCTCGGCGTTGCCAACGCAACACCGATGGTTGCTGGAAGCTTGATGGCGGGAGAGGCTTTGACGCAGGCGGCGCAGGGCAATCGCGGCGCTGCGCTTGGTAATGCGGCACTAAGCATTTTGGACACTGTCGGAAGCGGTGCTGGTTTAAAGGCGGCATATAGGAACGCGCGTCAATCTCCGGAGCTTGTTGATATACCTCAGACGCCAGAAGGTAGAAAATATTTTCAAGGCATTTTGGCCGAGGCTCAGGATAGTCAGGGGCCGCTTGGGTATCAGGTTAGCGTTTACGAGCCAGAAGCTTATAAGGGTATGAGCATGACGGCTTCCCCAAATGCTGACGCTGGGTATGCAATTTCACCAAAAGGCGAAATTGTCTCGCTGGTTAAGAACAAAGACTCCGAGATGAAAGGTTTTGCTGGCAAAGCATTGATGCGAGCTGATGACGATGGCGGGGTGTTCTTGAACGCGTTTGACACTGAACTTACCAATCTTTACGGCAAGGCTGGGTTTAAACCAGTTTCCCGCGTTGGGTTTGACGAAGAAATGTTTAGGGCTCAAATCGGAGACGAGGCCGTAGATGAATTTATGAAGGCCAATGCTAGATTTAACGAAGGCAGGCCGGATCTTGTGTTTATGGTGCGCGACCCTGAGTTTACACCTAAAGCAATGAGCGGTCAGGGCGGTCAGAAAGCTGAGTATGACGAGGCTTATGACATATTGCTGCGAGAAATGAATAGGCTGGGCTACAATGATTAAAGTTAGAGATTTTAAAGCGCAGTGCATTGCTGCATTGAAAAAAAAGTCAGACCAGCGAAAGGTTGATGAAAATGAAAAATGAGATCAACGATTTGGTCAATCAGGTGGAGCAGCAGCTCAACCCTAACATAATGAGCGATGACGAGCTGCAGGGCATTGTCGGCAAGGAGATCGACGACGCGATAGACTACATCGACAACACCATATCGCCCGTAAGGGCGGAGGCCACCGAGTATTATCGCGGGCAACCGTTTGGCGACGAAGAGGACGGGCGCAGTCAAGTGGTTAGCATGGACGTGCGCGATACCGTACAAGCCATCCTGCCGTCGCTGATGCGGATTTTTCATGGCACCGACCGCACCGTCGAATACGCGCCGCAGGGGCCCGAAGACGTGCAGGCGGCGGAGCAAGCGACCGACTATGCCAATTTTATCATCAACCGCGACAACAACGGCTTCTTGGCGATGCATTCAGCGTTCAAGGATGCGCTGATACGCAAGGTTGGTGTTTTAAAGTGTTGGTGGGATGATCAAACCACGATTGACGCCTACAATTACACCGGCCTTGACGATAACGCGCTGGCGGCTCTTGCCGCAGATCCGGATGCGATGATCACCGTGCAGGCGTCCATGCCGTTTGGTGAGCCCATGATCGACCCAGTGACCGGAATGCAAATGCCGATGCCGATGGTGCATGATGTGCGTGTGGAATACACGCGCCCCGATGGTCGCGTTAAGCTGGAGGCTGTGCCGCCCGAGGAGCTGCTAATTTCGCGTGAGGCAAAATCTATCGAAGAAGCGGATTACGTCGCTCACAGGCGCATTGTGACCGTCTCCGAGCTGGTTGCGATGGGATATGATTACGACGACGTTTCCAGCATGTCATCTGCTTATGATGATATGAACACCAACGTCGAGCGGTACACGCGAAACCCTGCGCTAACGAACGAGATGAACGAGCGCAACGACCCAGCGATGAAAAAGGTTCTTTACGTCGAAAACTATATCCGCGTTGATTACGACGGCGACGGCATTGCGGAGCTGCGCAAAATCTGCACGGCGGGCGACGGCAACAAGATACTGAACAACGAGCCAATTGACATGGCTCCCTTCGCCACG